GTTGCGGATGATCTGTGGTGTTGAAGACTTAACCATCTCAAGACCCATGACCTTTAACTTGGGAGTTGCATACTGCACACCCTCAGAGTTGTGCACATTAAGTATGTATCGCTTCTTGGCAGTCCACAAACCTTTGTCAGCAAGAACCTCACGCTTCATCTGCATCTTTTGATCGTATGCGTTCATATACTCAGCGAGTTCGGCATAGCCTTTGTCGATGAATGGTTGGAATACATCTTCACAGATCTTATCCATGAATGCAATCTTTTGATTCGTGTCTTTGCCAACGCAGGTTGTCTCAACAAGATCTTCCAATGTAAGATAGATTGAGTCAGTGTCAATGGCAATAACATAATCTTTGCCGTTGGTCTTTAGCGTCTTGTTCATAAACGCATTCAACTTGTTTGCCATCCAACGAATAGACAACTGACCACTAGTAGTAATACCTTCAGCCATACGGATATCAAAGTAGCGGAAGTACTGGTTACCCATCGCACCATAAGCAGAGTTTAGGGCAATCTTCATCGCCATCTGCAAGTTGCTCAGTCGGCTAATCTCTTTGCGCAGGTCGTTGTTCTTTTTGTCATGCTCATACTCCTGCTGAACCTTTAACATCTGCTTCTTGAAACGAGAACGATTCTTGTACATCTCTTCCATCAAAGCAGGCATGAACCCCTGCTTGTCTTTGGTATACGATACACCATTGGCAGTCAACGTAATGTTTTGTTCGTTCAGCATTGTGGTGTTGATCTCTTTGTTAAGCAACTGATCAACGCTGACATTCATCTTGCCAGCAAGCAAAGTCTCGGGAGAGATATTGTATTGCATAATGAGGTGAGGATACAGAGAGTTTAAGTCAAAGGAAGCAACCCACTTGTGCATACCAACGATGGGATCTTTAACATACGCACCTTCGAACTGAGAGTCTTTGCGACTGGAATTGTTCTGAGGGATAACGATGCCTTTGTCACGTAGATGATTGTAGATGATAGCATCCCACATACGTACCTGCGAGAACACATCTTCGTAGTTAATCTTGGCATTGTAAGCCATGGTGATTTGCAACTCAATCAACTTCATCTTGTCTTCGAGTCTGTCAACCAATGCTACGTCTTGAATGTTATACTCAACAAACTCTTTCCAGTAATCAGTATAAAACTCTTTGAATGAGTTACCTGGATTTTCTTTCTTGCGCTCGTTTAATTCAACGAATGCGATATGATCCAAGCGATACGACTCTTGTGCTGTGTAAGTATACTTCTTGTACAGGTCAAGATAATCAAGAACAGCAACACCATGAATGTCGTAAGCAGTTTCTTCGTTGCCACGAATGTTGATTGTGCGTTCACGAATACTTTCCCATGGAGAAAGTCGTTTGCTGTATGTGTCACCAAGTGTTACATCGAGGCGACGGATGAGGTAAGGAATGTCAAATAGATTACAGTTCCAACCAGTGACAACATCTGGTGTGTTTAGTGACCAGTAGTTTACAAACTCGCGAAGCAAGTCAAGTTCATTAGCACAGTAACGATACTGAACATTCTTATCAGTGTTTGTGTATGGTCTGCTACCAAAGGTAATCACTCTCTTTGTTGCATTGTCTTGCAACGTAATGAGTAAGATCTCTTCGTTGGCAGTCTTCATATTGGGAAAGCCAGACTCGGTGCTAGTCTCAATGTCGATAGTCCAGATACGAATGTTCTCAATATCAAACTTGAGTTCACCTTTGAAGTTGTCGGAGATATACTGAGCAACGTAATTGTTGTTGCCGTAGATCTCAAAGCCTTCTACGTCTTTGTAACGATCAATGTAGTCTTTGGTATCACGCATCGTTCCAGGATGCAGCGATGCTACGTAATTACCCTGAAGTGTTTTGTAATCGGTTGGTGTCTTTGAGGGAACGAAGATTGTAGGTTTAAAATCTTCTTTGCGTTTGTACTGGTTGCCTTTGGCATCATAGCCACGAACCAACATCTTACTGCCATACTGATAGACGTTTGTATACATTATTTTCCATAGATCAACATCATAATATCAAGAGCACAATCATGCACTGGGTGATGCTTGATGACGTTGTGTGATTTAAAGGTAGGATGGATGATATCGCAGTAGCCGTTCTTGCCTGTATCTTTTAACAGGTCAATGGCAGTGCGCATATCTCTCCAGTTATTATACGGGAAAATTAGCTCTTGGTCAAGTTGCCTTGTCAAAGAATCAATACACATTTGGTCAAGAGAACCACGTGCCCAAACAGTTTGATCTTTCTCTGGAAACTGTGCAGCATAGTCACGGAGTGCACGAATTGCTTCCAATGGTGACATATCTAAATCAGTTGGTTTCAAACTGACACCACGCACATACTCATGTTGCTTTGACCACCAGTCGATGGTGTCCTTTTGCGCAACACGTTTTAGTTCTTTGAGTTGGTATTGAACATCTACTTTGACGAATATAGAATTGTCGAGTAGCTGTTCGTAGGTATAGTCTGTGCCGATCTCAAAGTGAGTAAGGGCAGCAGACAAGATAACGCTGTTGGACTCTGTTCCAAGAGTCTCGATGTCGAATAGAAACATAATGAAAAATCCTCCAGATATAATAATTATACCTGAAGGATCTATAAAAGTAAAGGGATTATTTTGGAATTACGTTTGCAATAACAATACCAGATCCAAAGAGTCTGTTGTATTCGTTGACAAGTTTTTGGTCAGCTTCTGCCTCAGCAGCAATCGCAGTAATACGAATTGTTACCTTGCCTTCAGCGTATGGCATGTATGGAGCAATTCCAACTCCAACTCCACCATCACGTTCTTGCAACATTACTGAAGCTGGTTCATTGACTACGTAGTGTCCCTGACCAAAGTCTTCACTAACGATATCTGCCATGATCACTTCACCATTGATCATTTTAAAAATTTTCACTGTCATGTTTTATCCTGTTCAACTAGATTATCTATAAAGTCCGATGCATTTATAAACTGATCAAAGTACCTTATAAAAATATCTCCGTTATAAATGTGCTGTGCAACAATCAATACAAATTTGTTACTGTAAACAGATACCTTGAAGCGCCACTCTCCTCTACGCACTGTAGTGAAGGTTGTCATGTTCGGAAAGTATCTTGCTTTGTTGCTCATAGTATTATTTATGAGCAAAAGGAAGTCCGAAGACTTCCTTACTTCACTTCACTTTACCCACTTTGTAGGCTTTGAATGCTTGGATACCTTCAGCAATACCTGTGAAGATATTCTTAAAGTTTTTCAGCAGCTTGATCATATGCATCCTCCTGAAGGAATTCTTTACTGTTGCGAGTCTTTACTGGAACTTTCTTTGGCTTTGCAGCTTCTGGAATCAAACGCTCCAATGCGATCTTCAACATACCATTAAACATCTCAGCGTCTTTAACTTCGATTTGATCATCGATAGCAAAGGCACGAGTGAATGCACGATTAGCGATTCCTTTGAACAAGTAGTCATTGGATTCGTCAGTCTCATGCTTGGCATTACCACGAACAATCAGCTTGCCACCATCAATCTCGATGTCGATTTCGTTTTGTGCGAAACCAGCAACAGCGATCTCAATCGTGTAGTGATTCTCATCATTCTTGCGAATGTTGAATGGTGGATAGTTGGGGATGTTTTTGGTTAGATCATCATGTAACTTCTGCATTTGCGCAGCAGTGTCTTCAAAACCAACAAAGAATTTGTCAAAGTCTTTAAAACCTTGACCGAACAAAAGTGGCAATGTGTTATTACCCATAGTTTTTCTCCTATTAAGCGAGTAGTTAAAAATGATACCCCGAAGGCATATCGTAAAATCCTGCTTACTGGCTACAGGGACAGCTTGTCGTACTGCCAGCTTTAGACGCTCCTAAGGTAGAAGAGCCATTACGTTCCCATCCCGAGTGGGACAAGAACTATTTAGTTAGGCTGCTGGTGCTTCTGCTGGCGCAGTTGCCTGAACCTGTGCAGAACCCTGTTGTTGAATCTTATTTACCAACTGGAAAATAGCTTCAAAAGGGTGCTTGCCCAACGATGCCAAAATTGCATTAACTTCGTCAATGGTCAGTTCGAGTTTGATAGTTTGTTGTGCTTGTTCAGCCATGATATCTCCAAAATTTAAGATGATTTAGTTTACTTCTTTTTGCCAATATTATATTTAGGCACTAATTCCCACTCTTCCTTTTCTTTGTGGCTAACCACTTTGATCTGAGAGAGTGATGCTTTTGGGTCTCCTTTAGATGCATCAAGCACCTTGAGTAGTCCCCAATCTTGCAACAAGCCAGCAATCGTATTTCTACGTTCTACATCGTTGGCTGTGATGTTCGATTCTTTTCCATCCAATGCAAAGAGTTCTTTGAAATGGACTATGTAATACCTGCCCTGCTTATGTAAAATATGGCATGACTGGTATAGTTTTTTATCTTTTCTTGATGCAATCCCGATACGAGTAAGAGTCTCACGAACCTTTAAAAAGTTGTCTGGTTCGGGTAGAGTCACTTCAAGCATGGAGTCGGGCTTCCAATCATAATAGATCATTTCGACTGTCATTTTCTACCACCTGTATATTGTTTTTCTTCAATGGTTTTCAACTGTTCTGGAGTTAAAATTCCAAGAACCTGTTTCGCTTTTTCACTGGAGTAGCCGTAGCAGTCCATGACCAATTTAAGATTCTTTTCTTCCTCACGTTTAAACCATTTGGAAAATCGCTTCTTTTTCGGTATACTATTTAGCAAAAACTGAAATTGCCATTTATTGGAAACCTGATGCCTTTGATTCATTTCATTGGCATACATTACAGTGTCAGAAAAGAACGAAAGTCCTCTATTGACCATCCATGCTGAATACTCTTTTTCGTTACTGGGATCCTCTTTAATCAGATCTTTCTTTGTTTCATTTATAGCATTGAGGAAATCAAACGGAGTCATTTGCAAATACCTCTCTTAGATTTTCGTCAGTTGCAGCAAATACTGTATCTGGAAATCTTTCTTTGAGGTTTCGCTCGACTAAGCTACGTGTCTTACCCTGCGCCATAAATTC